AAAATAAAATCATTAATCCCTATAGCTACTAAAATTTTATCAGCTTTATTAAGTGAATTATAATACTTTATGCGATTCAATAAACCAAAAGTTGTATCCCCGCCGATCCCATAATTAATTCCCTGATTGGTTACTGAATTTACGTTTAAAGATTGAGTTATACTGTCCCCTAAAAAGAATATGGAACCTTCTCTAATGCTTCCATCCATTCTTTGATGAACAACTACCATTTTTTTATAATATGGATTTAATTCTGAATTTGTAGAAATATTAAGCTTATTTTTTACCCAACTTGATATATCAGGATTAAAAAAGTTAGCTAATAATAACAAAAACATCGATAAAAATATTAATATAAAAAATTTATTAAACTTCACAGATAGGTCTCCTTATCATTTTCATATTATCCATGTTAATTGATAAGAATACTATAGGGCAGCCTTAACCACCCTGCGGAAAATTCGACAAAACTTCCAACATATCATCCTCGTCATCATCTGAAACGGTAATAGCTGGCGGAGTTTCATCAATACCCATAAATGCTTCCAAAATACGACAAAGCCGTTGTATCCCTATATGCGCGGGAGGGTTACTTTGCTGATACGCACTTAATGCTCTTAATCTAGGCAGGTCCATTTCATTACGTACATAGTCGTAATCTTTACCTATCGTTAGTACTAAATGCGTGTACAGCTCCTCCCAGTTTATTCCCCCGAGCTTTCACCTGCGGGTTTACCTGTATATTCCAAGCCAGACGTTTTAGTTACTAGGGCTAATACTTCTTCCATGTTACCCATATCTAAGAGCTCATCAGAAACATATTCACGGGTAATATCCGGGTAATTCCGTTTTAAACAAACATGAGCCATATCCACGATTACAGATGCTGGAACATTGTTTGAGCTTAATTGTTCTTGGAAACGCTCAATCGTACCCAATGGTGCTGGAGCAAAAATCCAAGTCTGACCAGCAATTTCTTTACTATTACCACGTGGGTTATCAACTTGCTTAAATTGCATTTGGCATTACTCCGATAAATCGATTTTGAAAACACGGTTAAGATCGTCAGCCATAGGCTGGAATTCAAACTCAGGAATATCGTAATCGTCCTGTTTTGAACTGAATCCAAGTTTGTTACTGGTACAACGGAAGAAATTCATGTGCATGAACTTACCTTTGTAGTCACGTTGAAGGTCAACGGCAAACTCTGGCGTATAACCCATATCTAGGTTTGAGACAGTGATTGATTTAGCGCCCGCCACCATTGCTGAATAACGGAAGTTAATAAATACCGTTTTACCTGCATCTGCAGCAGCAAATGTATAAGCACCGGTTGCCGCATCTACACTGTATTGCCCTGTTGCTGGCGCTGAAGCTACACGTTTAAGTGGGATTGCTTTAGCATCTGTTACGCCTAGATCCTTTACATATGTACCGCTGTTAGGAACAACCGGTGTAACAGTGCCACCAGCCGGAATTACTTCACCATTAATGGTTTGGGAAACTGTTTCGATTCCACCTTCAGCAACAACGCCACCGAAAAAAATGGAATTTAACAATGTACCGTTAATACGCCCGAAAGAAGCTTTACATTTAATGGTACCTTTACCGCGTGCAGCATCTACGGCGAATTGACCACGACCGAAAAGCTCTTTTAAGTCATAGCTAATATCCACACCAACGGATTGCATCACCCCCACTTCAACTGGTGTGGGATTACTAATCGGTTGCCCGTATACATCTTGAATCGGTGTAGCAAAGATCTTGCCGGCACCAAATAAATATTGAGCCATTTATTTTGACCTCTCTAAAATGACAAAACCGCCATAGAGGCGGTCATAAAATGAATGTTTTGTTAATTGGTTGTGAGGATCCGGATAGGGATAATTGCAATCGCCTGATCATCCAGCATGTTTTCTACTGCTTCATATACTTCTATCGTACCTTCTATCCAGCAATGCTCTACCAAACCACCTAAGGTCTGACACTCATTAAAATCTGGATGGTCCGGCTGAATAGCTTCACGTACACGATCGATGAATATATTCATCTGCGTTGATGGCGGCTTTGTAGTGTCCGATTCATGAATATAGAGATAAACCTCAGCAGCTAGTTCAACTTTTGAATCTAAACCATGTACCGGGACTTCTTGCTGATTGCCTTGTGTAATAAACATGGCTGGGCGCTGTTCTGGTGTTACATGGTTAAAGTGACGTAAACGGCGACTTACCGTAATCAATCCCTCTACCCTTGTGCTTAACCTTTCAAACAACGCCTGATAGATTGCTTCACTATCCACCTGCTAAACCTCGCTGAATTGCTGCATCAATATTTTTCGGCACAATTTTACCGACCTCGTCCAATGCATCACGCAACATCCGGCGCTCTCTAAAGTTAACAACTCTAGAATGAGCTTTAATAGCCACCTGCTTTGGAGATATAGACCTACCAAAAGCTTGTTTAATTGTCCTTAGATGCGCTTTTACACCTAAGGTGCCATGTAGTCCAAATTCATGAGTAAATAAGTATCTGACATTCGCTCCACCAGCCCCCACAGTACCTTCAATAAAGTCCTTTCCTTCCTCAACCTTGCCAAAGGTAGATTGATGGAGTCGCCCAGTATCTGCATTAAGATATGGATCCCCAGAAAGTAGATTTCTATTTACGGTACGGTGCAGCCGACCAGTAAGAGCGTTAATCGTCCGTCTTATTTCAAACCTAACGCGATTATTCATCTCATCAAAGTTGACTTGGCTATCAACACGATAATCGCTCATAACTTAATTACTCTTTAGCAGATGCCGCCGATTTCTTTGGCTCAACAACTTCAACATAACGCTCAAAACCTAAGGGCTTTAAAATATGGATAATGTCATCATCAGATTCTAAAACGCCGTTTTTTATATCTAGGTTTTGCCCAGCAATAACGAGTTTGGTTGGCTTATAACCTTCTGGTGCCTGATATTTAAAAGGCATGGGATTCTCCTATACAACAAAGGCACCCACACCTAAACGGTTAGGGTTTGTGCCTTCATCATCAATTGGAATGGAATTTTTTAACGCAAGATAGCGCTGGCCATACATGCTGAGATCATAGAAAGCTTCTTTCGATGAACGTGAATAACTCACACTTTGGCCAGCGATCGTCATGCTTGAGGCGGTACTAAAAGCAGCACCATTGCCACTTGCAGTACCAACTTTAAGGATATGTGCTGCATACAGACCTACAGCACGTTCCTTTAATGCCCCGAACTCAATTTGAGAAACAATCAGATCCGCTTCTTCTAAAGCATCCTGAATTCTTGCATCTGGCAAAGACATTAAACTCGAATCAGTCGAGAACTTTTCACGAAACGTTTGTACGTCCATAGATCCACCTTATTCTTTAGCCTGAGCTAACTTAGCTTGTAGCTGCTCAAGTGTTTCATCGTCACTGAACGTTACTTCAAGTTCTGTTAATTCAGCTTTCACGGTGGCCAAAGCAGCTTCTTCTGCAGTTTTTGCCGCATCACCTGCTGCATCGTTTTGTTTACCGCCTTTACCACCACGGCCACCGGTTTTACCACCTGCCTTTGGTTCTTCATCTGGGATTTCCTGAACTTCGAGCTCACCTTTTTCAACGAGTGATTTAAAGGCTTTACCTTTTGAAATACGTGTGAGATCCGAAGCACTAACTTGTACGGTTTGGCCTTGACCGACCTGAATTCCATCAAAAGAAAAAGCGGCCTGAGAGCCGCTGTAAGTAATTTTTGGCATGTTTAGTTATCCTTATTCAACATCGTAGTAGCGGAGAGAATCGACACGTTTTAAATAGACACCTTCATACATATAGTGTCCCGGTGTACGCATCACATAATTGATAGGCTGAGCGGCCAAGAATTCCAGTTCATTACAACGGAAAGTAATACAGCTCGGATCACGGCGATAAATAATACTGCGGTCAGTACCACCTTCACCTTTACCTTCAAGCGTACTTTCAGAAGTGAATGTCAGTGTTTTGCCTTGCATTGCAAAGGTGTTCTTTTCCTTAATGTATTCAAGGAAAGTTTTACCCGCTGAATCTGGAACGATACGGCTCCCAAGAATAGTGAACTTATTCTCAGGCATCACGAAAGTATCTGGTTGAATACTTCCATCGAACTTAGAGGCATTAGAAGCACCTTTAATTGCCTTATTGATATCGGCAAGAATGACCTCTACTGTAGCAGTCGTATAATCTACCGTAGAAGTAATCACCTCAACACCTGTTTGATTATAGAAGCCTAGCAAACCAGTTTCAGGCTCGCCAAACCAAGCGACATCACTCATGTGGTTTTCATAGGCCAATCGAGCTGCTGCAACTTTGTCAGTGGTTAGCTGGATACCTGCTTTTAAAGCTGCTGCTGCATCAAAAATACTGATTTCATAACCAATAACACCAGGCTGTACAGTGAGTTTTACTTCATCGTAAACAACCTCTGCTAATGGCACATCATTACCTTGACCTGAGAAGCGCTTACCACGTCCTACACCTCTCTTACGTTGCAAGACACTAGCCGAACCTATAACTGCACCTTCCAATCCTTCAATTGGTAAGTACTTTGCATAAGCTTGGGCTTCAGCAAGTTGGGGTGTCATTTCATCAATTGATTCAAGCTTTAATAATAACTTGGCAAAGTTATCTAAATTAAATGCATCCCCTACAGCGATTTGCACCCCATGTGCAACTGCTGATAGGCGGATTTTCATTTGTTCTAATTGTTTTGACATTGATTATGCTCCACGTAAACGAAGAATTGCTAATCCATCAGGACCAGTGATGGTTTCCCAAGAGGCATTAGGAAGTTCCGTAGAATCTAATGCTGCAGAAGAAAGTGAACCAAGTGGTGCTTGGGCAGTAGGGTTCGCAGTGCGTACATAAACCTTCGCATTGATATCGATCACTGGAGCTGAAGGCTTCACCCAGATAGAACCGATTTGCATTACAGGTGCACAGTCCTTAGCTTGATAAGCTTCTTTACCTAAGGCATTTTTTCCAGATTTACCCACGTGCTGAAAAACCACTACACCAAACTTTGTATTGGTTGCACCAGTTACCGCACTTACCGTTTTTCCGTCAGTAGATTGGACTACCACTTCGCCGTCGCTAACAACGCCTGTTCCAGCAACTGGCAAAGATAAAATTTCTTCAGGCATGTGCAGGCGAGCACGCATACCCGGAATAGCTTGAGGGGTTAAAGACATTTGCAGTTCTCCAGTTAATTAGAAACTTTGTTTCCAAGCTTCTTTTTTGTTGTTTGGTTTAGGCTCCCCATCTACTGGTTTACCGTCACCAGTTTTAACTTGCTGTTGCTGGTGAAGCGCATCACCTACAGGATTAGAAGGATGTGTACCCTTCACAGCGCAGAGTGCACGGAAAGTTGTGTCGATCTGCTCAGGCTTTGCATCACCTACTGATACGCTACCCATCAAAGCAGTTACTAATGCATCACCAGCTTTTGCAGCAATAACATCACGCTTGATTTGCTCACATGAGCAACCTTCAGTTTTAACTGTTGGCACCAATGCTTTAGCATCGGCAATCACAGCAGCACGCTCTGCAGCAGCTTGCTCAAGCTTTTCAGGCGTCATCTGGTTCTTTTCCAGATCACCTACTTTTTGCTCAAGAGCAGTTTTTTCAGTATGCAATTGATCTACGACTGCTTGAATTGCTCCAAGCTCATCACCGATAGAAAATTGCTTATCACCAACTTTAAGTTTTGCAGCCTTCATGTTTTCCAGCTGCTCTTGTTGCTGCTTTAATGCATCGGCCAGAGGCGTGTTATCGCCGATGTTAAAACGGATACCGTTTACAATTACTTCCATTGTTTTATTCCCCTTTGGTGGAGTTTGCTGTTTGTCACCGATGCGGCAATCACCACCACAACGGCCATACTTAACGAGTGCTACGTGATTGCCAATAAAATTGATAAATTTGGCTTGATACGGCGTACCATCTGGCGCCGTACCCTGCTCAACGATTAATAAGGCTCCATAGCCAAGCGACATTTCTAACCGCTCGTTGCTTTGGATCAGATCAATACTGATCTTGTCTTTAATGAGCAAATCACCCACCAGATAATCGCCTTCCTGTCGGACGTTCTCACAATAGCCAATGTGATAATCCTTCCAGTTAGATGCGTTAATTTCATTTTTAGGCGGGTGATAGTCTGTAGCGTCTACACCATTGAAGCTTTGAATAGCCTCAGGCTTAAAAAGCTCTTCTGGTGGCGTATAGACATTGATAACTTGATCAGCGGTATAACCTTCCAGTGATGGAAACTCATACGCATAGTACTGACGTACTTGAGGCGCTTTAGCTAAGCGAACATTGACGCATTTCAGATACCCCTCTTTGGTAAATGAACGTGTCGATTCACTTGGCGTAAAGTCACCTACCTTGAAGGGGTAAAGGTTTTTCATAAATTGCGCTCAATAAAAAACCACCCTAAGGTGGCTTTACCACTTTTAAAAATTAAGTTCTTGAATAGGTAACCGAAAAATCTTTGCCTGCACCCAAGTCGACACCATCAATAAAAATTTTTGTTTTAATGGGTTTAATATTTGGAGGCTGAAAATCTATCTTTTTGATACTTTCCACCACCTCTTGAAACTTTTCCGCAGCTTTACCCGCTGCTTTGGCCAAATTAGGAAACCCTTCACAGCAGGGCATTAACCACGGCGGCGTGAAGTCACCGCCAATTACTAGCCCACCTTTAACTAATCCCTGTGCTTCTAAACGGCGATAAAACCGTTTTTTATTAAACTTTTTACGCTTCATGTCCATAAACCCTTATTAATGGTATTAGGCTTTTAAAGCCATAATGATCGAATCTAATTTCCAAAGCAGAATGGGAATTGAGATTAAAAGAACAGACAAGAAAACCTTTTTCAAAGTGAGTTCTCGGATCTGATTCATTTGCTCTTGTGTCAATTTTTTAGAGCTTTCAACTCCATCTACTTTAACTAATGGGGGTGTACAAACAATCGGCGGAGTGGGTCTTCTTGGACCGTGGTCCTTCCCACACTTCCAGCATTTCTCGTTTGAACTAGTCAATTAAAATATCCTCATAATTAGGCAATGCTGTGCAACGACATCGGATAGGCTGACCGGGATGTCCACCGTCTGGCGGTGAATCCCATCTAAAGGTTTTACCCTGTTTATGCTGGTGGTCTGGCCTTACACGCTCATCTTTCGCCGTTTGCCATGTGTATGTCTCGACACCCATAGAAAGTTGTCTGGCTTGGTTAATTTGGCCGTTAATCTTGCCCATCTGATCACTAGCAATAAGACGTGCACGGTAATCAGTAGATAATCCTAATTGCTTAATAGCTTTGGCCAACTCTTCATTTGTTTGTCCAGTCTGCAAAGCATTTGTGATTAAAACTTCAAGCTTATCGGCATATTGCTGTGGAATGGACTTAATCAAACTGACATTAGCCGTAATGTTTAGATCTACCTCATCCTGAATATCAGCAGCTCGATAGAACGGCGTTAGATCCACACCAATAATCGTTTTAGTGTGCTCTGCAATTTGCTTGTCCACTTCCTTTTGGGTGTCAGTCACAACTTTTGTGGCCAACGGTCGCGAAACCTCAACAACATACTTTGTGAGCTTTTCCCTAAACGCCGTCATCATGTCTGAGAACCAAGCATCACCGATATTCTGGCCGACTGTAGGAATAACCAATTCTTTTGTTTGTTCCTGACAGTATTTTGAAATAGCCAGTAGTTGTCGTGTGTAATAAAGCTCTACACGGCGGTTTACGTGCACGGCTCTCGGCTTGGAAGCTTTACGACCTTTTTTACGTTTCTTCGCCTGCTGGAGGTGGGGGTTCAGGATCTGAATTATCGTTGTCATTAAGCTTCACCATTGTCTCAAGCTCTTTGATATGTTTTTCATCAATCACTGAATAAACACCATCAATAACAAGCTGTTTTGCTATCTGTGGCTCTGTAATAATGCCCATCTCTAAATATTTAGCATCCCGTTCTGCGTTAGCTTTCTCAACTTCAGAGCGGACCTTAGCGTCTAATTGCCATAACGGGTTAAATACTACGTCCAAACTTGGAATCTGACGTCCAAATGTAGTTTGAACAATCACTCTTAAAAGCTTCATCATGAAAGGCTTTAAGGACCATATTTGCTTGGTAGCAATACTGTCGTAATAGTTCCGAGTGTCATGCTCACCAGTCGCGTTCATACCTGCAGGTGATTGCCCAAATAAAATTGTATATGGCATATCGGCAGCGCCAGCAGCTTGAATTGAGAATTCACGCATAAGATCAGGCAAACCACCAAAGCTATAAGATTTAGAGTCGTACTCCTCATCCTTATCCAAAACGATCATACCGTTCAAGCCCTTAAGCAATCCGACACTAAGAAAACGTTCAGCTACGGATTTCATATCCTCTTTGATCTTATCGACCAAGTTAGGTGTTCTAATCACGTCAATTTTTGATTCATGGACCAGACTAGCAGTGGCTTTCTTTACGGCAGCATGATCAAGTAGATCCTCATAAACTTCCTGTAAGACACTTACCGGCTCTTCATTAACTACATCGGCATGGCCAAACTTATATAAGCGGGTATGGTGGATTCTTTGAGTTGATTTCCCGTCCAGCTTTAACTTATAAAATTCAGGCTGCTTTAAGAGTCCACCTGCCTCTTTAGGCGATAAATATTTACTGGTATCAGCTTCAATGTACTTTTTCTTAAGCACCGTGAAAAACTCTAAACGACCGATGCCTAACTTGTTTAAATCGAACGGTTGATCCAAGTCACCGCCGTCTACAGTCCCTAGAAGCACATAGCAAACGCCATATAAGCGAGAAAGTACCAAACTAGATAAGAGAACCCCATCTAAGTTAAAAGCCTTACATGCCTCTTTAAGCTTCAATAAATCGTTGTCTAGAATCCCTTCAAAAAACCATCCAGCTCGGAGCATGTCACTTGCTGGTCGGTTCACAATGCGCTTAGCTAACCAGTGTTGGTACACCGCTTCTAATTGCTCATCAGGAATAACCTTCTTAACAAAGCTCCCGTGTGAGGCTTTATCACGTTCGGTACCAATATTTGAGACAAAGTTTGTGTACGCCCCTGCATCGCCAATTGCATCGGGCTTTTTAGTTTCAGCCATAATTTCCTCTAATCAAATACAGTTGGCTTTTTTGCTAATGAATCATTAATTGCATCAATGGTCGGGTCCCACTGGTCGTCATGGTCATGTGACCAATCAGCAGTAAGGCCTTCAATTTCTTCAATGTAGTTCAAAAGCCACGGTGCATTAGCTGGTAACCAGACACGGCGTTCTTCAACATAAAGAATGACGTCCATTGTCCTTGATAGTTTGTCAGTACTTCGCTGAATCGCACGTATTGGTAAAGTGGTCTGCTTAGATATGGACTGAATTAAACCGGTACCACTCGCCTTATCCTCTACGGCCATATAACGAAGCTTGCCAATCTTTGTGTTACTGTCCTTGTGTTTATTGATAAAAGCTTTAGCTTCTTTCAATAGCTCTGGTGCTTCCCATTTGCCACGCTTCACATCGATGATGTAAAGGTTATTGTCATAGCCAAGACCAGCACATAAGAACACTGAAAAGTCATTATGCTCTTTGGTCTTCTGCGCCGTATCTGCCCAAATCGCACGCCATTTAAGAACAGGTAATTCAACATAACGGCCAAACCATTCAGCCTTAACAAGATCACCACCCAGCTTTTTAGGGTTTTGCATGTATTGGCTTTCAAAGGGGTAGCGTGACACTGTAGCACCGTCTTTATCTTCCCCACCTTTCTCCAGCTGAAGCAAAGAAAGTAAAGATTCTTTTAACGGCCAATAGCTTTGTCGACCTTTCTCATCACGTTCAACATCACGTGGAATTTTGCGCTGTATGTGCTCTGGTAGCTTACTGATGTACTCATCATCAATAAGTGCGGGAATACTGATCTGTTCCCAGTCACCAGGTACATTGCCAGTCAACACAAAGTTAGTCGGATCTTCAACGTGCAAACGTTGCATGATCAGAATAATTGGCGTGTCAGATTTAGCTTTACGAGAGTTGACCGTGTTTAGAATTTTACGGTTAGCTTTACGTCTAGCGGTCTGGCTAAATGCATCCTCAGGCTTTAATGGGTCATCAAGAATAATGGCACCGGTAAAGCCCTCATTAGCTAATGTACCAGCACGGCGACCCGTGACCTGCCCACCCATCGAAGCAGAATAAACATGACCTGCGTCATATCCATCGACTGTGGTTTTCCAACTAGACTTAGCGTCCGTACTGGTAGAGATCTTTACTGGCCATAAACTCTGAAAGTCTTCTGACTTAACAATATTTCTAGCTGTTGCAGATACATCCTCTACAAGTGATTGTGAGAAAGATAAATACAAGAACCGGGAACGAGCATTACGAGCTATACCACGGGCAATAAGATTAGTGAGTAATTCTGTCTTACCACTGCCCGGTGGAACGTTAATAACTAAGTTCTTAACCTTGCCCGCAATTACTTCGTCTATCTTGTCGGCAATATATTCATGATGCCAATTGACCGAAAATTTAAAGCCCATGCGAGGTAAGAAAAAACGCCGTGTAAAGAATAAATGTTCTTTCTCACAAAGCTCTCGCTCTAACTGCATTTCGAGCAGCTTAGTATTTACCTTGGAGTTCATCTAACACCTGCTTTATCTGTTCAGGCGTTGCGACAACTTGAGTAACATGTTGAGGTTGCAATGGTTGCCCATCTGCGCCCGTTAATTGGGTTTTACTTGTATTAGTAAATTGACCACCTACTTCTTTGGCAATTTGTTCTAACAGTCCTCTAACAGCCCTAACATTTCGAGAATTTTTGTAGACTAAATCATTCAATATTTTTAGGCGTACAGATAAATTTGCTGTTGGGATATGCTCAGGCTTATCTAAGAAATCCTTTCTCGCCAGATCAAACTCTGCTCTTAGTTCAGCACTAAGATCTTTACCAGCTCTTTTAGTAGGGTCATACGTCTCGACCTGTTGACGTGTCACATCAATGTTAAATTCTTCCTTGACGAGCGATACTGTTTCTTGAGGTGTATTAAATACAGCAAGTGACCGTACAATAAAGAGTTTTTGCTTTTTATTTAAAGATGCCATTTCTCTCTATCCGTCAAGGTACGTCAAGGAAGATAGGCAAAAAAAAGAGCCTCATGGCTCAATTGATTACGCAGTTTCCACAACATTTCGAAATATCTAAATCAGAAACAAACGGCGGGTTTTTAGCAACTTCAATAAGCCTCTTAACACTGTCATTTGCTCCCCAGCGTTTTACAACACCGATAAACTCTTCCACATCGTGACAGGCTAAATAGTGCTTTGGTAAGCCAGTATGATCACTGTAAATAATTTCACCGTCCGAGTCTCGCTCTACACCGATGTGATAAAGCTCATGTTCAAGCAAAGCACAGAACTCGCTATCGTTTGCCTTTTCACAAAAGCTTGCATCGATTGTGATTAAGTAAACTGGAACGAATCCGAACCAGTCGCGCATTTGCTGCTCTTGTCGGGCTTTCTTCCAGCCGCCTTGTTGAAACATAACCTTTTCACATTGGCCAAGCACCATACGCTTAGCTCTGGTATAAGCAGAAGAAGCCCATGCAAAAGCCAAGAAACCCTCATTGTCATGAAGCATCTCAGCGATATGGTCATGGTCTGGATTATGTAAAGGACCACCAAGCGTAAGAAAATTAGCAACTACCCATTGTTTTAAATCAGGTGCCGGTATTAAACGGAGTGCTTCCTCTTCTTCTGCCTGATCCATAAAATCAGTTGGAGGAAATGGTCTGATCTGATCCATTAAATATTTGCCTCTTTAAATTCTTTAGCCATTGGCTTTCGAAATGAGCTTGGATCTGTAATGGACCAGATTCATTAATCTTAAATCTTGGTGCTGCCTCTAACCGAACAACGGTATATCCCATTGATTCAGCAACATCGTAACGGTCCATACTCCACGCCTTTGTTGCCAGCTTGCCCTTTCGTCCACCTGACCAGGGACCGCCAGCAATTTCAACTAAAATACGATGTTCAATTAAATGAAAATCAAAACGCCAATGCTTTGTTGATTTAAACTGGAATTTCTTTTCGTATTTAATTTCCAGATTGTCTAAAGCTTCAGTAAATTCTTCCTCTGCCTCTAAGTACTTTTGAGTAGCTTTAGGTAGCGGTCTGGATTTAGGCTTGGTTTTAGGTTCTTTTTTCCGAGTAAGCCAAAAGTACTCTTTATCGTCCATTTATCTTGCCCATAAAAAAACCGCCCTAAGGCGGTGGCTAAACTCACAGGCAATATAGTATTACTTCTTAAAAGTTGCCTTATAAAGCTTTGAATTAAAGTAATCCGTAATTTCTTTACCTTCGTTTTGAATTTTTTCCTCATTTAAGGGTAAAAAATCTAATTCAGATTTGAAGCTCATATACTCTGGAATAAATTTCTTTATAGGCGGAGGTGGTTTAGGTCCACCTTCTGTAATTTTTTCGATAAATCCAGCTAACCATAAAATATACTCACCTTCTGAATTATGAGGAGGAATCAAACTCACATCTATTTTTACTTTACATTCATCTAATTGTTTACTAAACAATTCAACAAAATCAATAAAATTATATTTTAATTTAAATTTTGTTCCCTTAATTTCTCTGCGTATACATGTCATAAGTAAGTTCATATTTTCAATACAGTCATGTGAAAACAATTCCTCATCTTTAATTTTGTTATAAATATTTTCCGCAAACATGAGATACTGTGTCATTTCAGCAGCTCCTCATTTTTATAAAGTATTTTTCTTAAGGTAGTCCTATTATAACAATGTTGCAACAAGAAATTTTCCATTTTTAGTTTAAGAAAATTTTAAAAATTATAAAAACGATTATATTCAATAAATTAGTACAAATAAAAGCTATGGAAGTTTGATCTTTCTATTGAGCTTTAAAATGGATTATTGTGTTTAAATCATCAATTTAAAAAGCTTGCCTAGTAGGCAAGCTCCCCCTTTTTTTGATATTTGCGCTGATCAATAAGGTTTAGTGTTACTTAAAGCAACACACTGATAATACTGAAATATTTAAAAATAAAAAAGCCCACTTCCTATTTTTATTCAGAAATGGGCTTAGCGAAAAAAACGCTTAAACCTGAAATAGAAAATATCTATTCGGAAATATCTCCAACTTCATATTGGCATAATATTTAAGCACTAGCATTAGGGATTGAATTAAAAATATCAAATATTCATATTTAAATAGATAAAGATTTATTTTTAAATAGTTTTATTTTTAGCCTACATAATTTTTTTACTTATCAAGAGTTATAAAGAATATGTGCCCATCAATAGGTAATACTTAATAAGGTCTTATGTGTAGTAACCATTAGGCTCTAGAGACTAAGAACTCAAACTGACTAAAAATAAAAAATAATTAATTTTCAATATTAATGATCATATACTGCAAAGTTATGTATATTCCAACTTCTCCATTGTTGAGTGCCTCATATAAGTCTTCATCAACGAAATCTCCAGATTCATCATATAGCCATTTATGAATTTGAATAATTTGTATATTCCCTTTTTTGTCTATTCTTGCTATTGGGTCTATTACGGACCGAACTATCACCTTCTTCTTCGTCTCAACATCAAGCAATGTGATAATTGTCATTTTAAAATCCTTATAAATATCCTGTATAACAACTACGCTCAATCAATAAAGATTTTTATATTTAAATTACTTAAATAGCAATCTTTTCAATCTAAAAAATAAATTAAAAACACTTCAATAGTATGTGCCTATTAGAAAAGATACCTTAAATATTCTACTAGCAATAAAAAACCGCTTTAAGGGCGGTTCATCTAAAATTCACAGGTACTTAATGAAGATTTTTTTCTGTCTTTGCATCTTTCTGGGCTCACAAATTTTTCCAATAAAGTTAGTTAACCACAAAATACTTTCTTCACGATCTTCAAAATGAGGTATAAGGCTTAAATCTACTTTTATTTTGCGATCAGCTAAAGGCAAACTTAAACAATGTTCAAAGTCTATTGAGCTGTACTTCAATTTGAGTCTTTTTTCTGCAGCTTGATTCTTTATCTCAGCCATAATGCGATTTAGATTAACAATCAAATTATTTGAAATTTTATTATTTTCATATACCCGTTCGTAAACTGTCTCAGCTACATCAATGTAATTTATTAGCTCTACATTCTCATTCATAGCATTTGTACTCCGTTTTTTTAATTATTCTCCTAAAATCATGTTTATTTGAGTTACCTAATGCATCATCTAAGTAAATATTGTTTAAATTCGATTAATTTAATTTTAAATAAATTATTGAATTAATAATATAATTATTGGATTTTATAATATCTTTATACATCTTTATCCTTAGCAAATTCAATTAAAATTTAATAAAAAACCCCGCCAATAATCGATATTTAGCGGGGCCGTTTGTGCCGTAATACGTCCGGCAAACGATAAAACTAGTTTTTAGGTGATCTAATGATATTTAGAACTTTCTCAGACATATCATGTAAGTCAGATCCAATTGGCAACCAGAAATGGAACACCGTATTGTCGCGGTTAAAAACTTGCTTGTAGTACTCAGTTTTAAAAGATGGGTCGATATCTGAAGCTTTTAACAATCGCCCTTCTTTTTCAATCTTTTGCCCGTCAAGTTCACCACCAACACAGATATTCATTTTAAGTACCAGATTTTAATTAGACTGGACTATAGCACAAAATAAAAAAGCCCACCGATTGGCGAGCTCTTAAATTCATTCTGGCGATTACTTTACATTTCGCCCATTTTAGAAATCTTTATACTCAAGTGTATACCCAACTGTCAAGCGTAAGTTTCTTGACTATCAGGAAGTTCAAAACGGAATGATCGAGAAATACGCGATCTAATTTCATTTTCCCATTCTGCAACAATAGATTCTCCAAATAACTCAAACTTCTGATAGCTTTTTATATATGCAGTCTTGGTGGCAACAATACCTGCAATTTTCATTTTTTCATTTAACGTATATGGTCGCTTACCAGTACCATTACATTTTTCACAAAACCTTGCCCCATCAGGAAAACCCTTTGAATTAAAAGTTTCAAGTTTTCCTATTCCTTGGCATGCTCCACACATAGCTTTAACAAAAACATGGCCACGCAAAATAATCTCAGCCATACCTTTTGCCAGATTAGTAAGATCACCTTGGGCATTAGTAGGGGTAAATTTTTTCTTTACCATTTCTTTATGAATCTCTACCGCTAATTTATTTCGCGCTCGGAAAAAATTACCTGATTTAATCTCACCACGAACAAACTCAACCTTACCCGGAATATCTTCAATACGGCGTTCGGTTTGAAAATTAAAGTCATACTTACTGTAAAAAGTTTCAGTCTGTTTTTGTGCTGGGGTAATTATTGCGATTCGCTCAAAATCAACCTTTTCAATCAAGACAGTGGCCCAAAGCTTTGCAGCTGGCGATAACAGCGCTAATTCACCTAAAACTACATCTTTCGAAATTTTCTTTCCTTCAGCTTTGCCTTGAGCAATAGCAAGGCGAAGTAACTCAATAAAATCAAACTTTTCAACCAACATAATCGCCTTCCTATTTACCCTTAATTAATAATTCAATTTGCTTTAATGCCATACCGGACTTAACTTGCTCTGTGCTGAACCGTAAAACTGTAAAACCCATCATTGCTGCGGAGTTGTATTTCTCCATATCCCCTATATAGCCTTTGCCCCTTGTATGGCGGCCTCCACTCCAGATCCCGCCTTCTACCTCAATCAAAATCTTTTTACCCGTTATTAAAAAATCTGCTCTCCATTTACGATCAGGATGGAACTTATATTCCTGTTCAAAACCAATCTTGCATGCTCTTAAATGCGTTGCCAGAACCACTTCACCCACACTTGGTTGTCTGGCAACTTGCTTTGCTGAACGGCGCTTTTTATTTTTCTTTATGGGAAATAACTTGCGGTATTCAGCAATGCTGACTGATGACATCAAGCACCACCTTTGAGCACTTGCTCTATAGCTTTAAGGGTTCGAATCATTGCCATTTGTAGAAATTCATGATTGCCGCGCATGTCTTCTTCAACATACTGCAAAGCATATTGAGTCTCTTTTAATGCCCCATCTAAACGCTTTTGCAGCTCCTCCACTTTCGCTTGTTGTTCTTTTTGAATCTCCCAAGCCCACTTTCCAGATTTACCCTCAAACTCACTCATGGCTGGCTCCTTTTTCTGCATCACACATTTCACATTTATCTATATGCCCCCACCCATCATCTCGAATGAAGCCAAACCCCTTACAAGCCTTACATTTGACTTTCTTTTTCTCACCCACCAAGAAATATCGATCTTTCTGGTTGTAGGTAATATCAATAGAACCTGAGTAATAGCGCCTTAACGCCCCATCAATATGAAATTCGTGTGGACCTACACAAAACATCCCCCCCGAACCCCCGCCGCACTTTGTAAACCATTTGAAATATGCTTCTCTCCATTTCACATAACGGCCAGACAGATGAGGAGTCAACAATTCAATTAAACGTGCTCTAAGCATCTCCATGCTTGCTGACATATCTCCATAGTGATATTCAAGATCGTAGCTATACTCGCCTGTGTTATATCTAGTTGGCATGAGATTCACCGCCTCCGTATATTGATTCGTGGTCGCGGATAGCAGTCATCACACGCTTAATTGAAATGGAACCATCTGGAATGAAGTCGCAAAAATCATCAAGAAAGCTCAATCTCCCATTTCCCACCATGCGAACATGCGTGTAACCAACATGCTTATCTGTCGTAATGAATGCAGGCGTTAGCTTCTCAACTCCACCTAAATCGTTGATGATTTTCAAAGACTCCACCAGACGTTTAAGCTCAACCAAATCTACAAAATACTTCTCACGATCTGCTGGGCTGATTTCTACACTTTGACCACATTGGAACTCATAACCCTCGTTCCATTCAGTTGCGTTATCGGGTGCTGAATCTACGATTTCCTTCGCGTATTGCAGTCCTTTATCTCTAATCAATTTAGTTGCTTTCATGGCTGGCTCCTTTCTCATC